TTACGTGCTATCAACCATCTGGAGCTTGTCTGGCGCGATCCCAGCGTGGTTCAGCGCATCCAGGATATCCTCCCACAGTCCCGCCAAAGTCCAGCGGCGGAACTGACGGTAGACCGAGGACCACTTGCCAAACTCTTCGGGCAGATCGCGCCATGGCGCACCAGTCCTTGCGATCCAGAATATACCATTCAGAACAAGACGATGGTCCGCAGGTTTCCGCCCGTTAGGGTGCCGGACGGCACGAATGAAGCCCTCGAAGAAGGTCCACTCATCGTCGGATATCAGGTTGCGTGCCAAGTTCATCTCCCACGTAGAGATGAGCTTGAATCATAGGACGACTGCCAGAGGAATCCCTTTTGTCAACACGACCTAAGGATGACGACGAAGAGGGCGGCATTGCCGACAGCGGCTAAGAACAGTAGGGCAAGCTGAAAAAGCGGAAACTCTTCCACTCGAGAAACGCCAAACCACAGCCCGCCGGTTAGCGTCATAGAAATCAGCGGTATCTGCCACATCTGCTGATTTAGTGAACGAAAGGCCAAGTGATTTTGCTCGAAAGCCGCTTGACGCATGTCGTGTTCGATCTGTTCTTTTGATGGGGTCATCTTCCCGTTTGCCCTTCTGGCAGCGTACGCTCAGTCAACGTAGCTGCTGACGGCAGCAAGATCGATGGAGGACGTGCACGTTCTCTATTATCAAAGTGTAGGGGGAGAGGTAACAACCTCCAGGCCGTTCGAGTTGGGCTCACGAGCGTGCGATAGGCCCGCTGATCGGACCGAGCTCTTGCTGCCGGAAGTGAACCATGGTTTGATCTCGGTTCCTTCTCGACGCGCGACCCTGAAATCGAAGTGTTCAGCCGCAGCCGCAAAAAATATCGCTATTCCAGATACTTAAAATCTATTCACCAAATCGGCACAGTCATCAGGTCTGGAGAATATCGGCCCTGAGAGACCGCTTTCGGGCCACCTGGCACCGGGGCCAGTGCTCAGCCTCTCCCGCATAACCCTCGAAAACAACGGAAAAATCCGGCCGCAGCCGGATCGGGAGAACGCTTTCGCGAGGGCAAGTGGCGGACGGTGAGGAAAGGGAACCGAACTCCGCAACGTTCTATGATGTTCCTAACTACCTTGATTTAAAGCAATTTTTTGGCTTGCCATGTTCCCCGATGTTCCGCTATCGTTCACGGTAATCCCGCGTCAAGTGGGGGATGAATTGTTGGATGAAAAGGTTGGGTTCCCTGTTTTGCGCAAGCCTGCCAAGACTCTCAATGCCCGCATGGTTCAGGCCGTCGCCGCGCCGGGCAAATACTTCGACGGCCACGGCTTATATTTGCGGGTGGACAAGACCGGCTGCAAGTATTGGGTCCAGCGCATTGTGATCCAGGGCAAGCGCCGTGAAATCGGCCTGGGCAGTCTCGACTTCGTGTCGCTCGCCAATGCACGGATTGCGGCCTATGAGAACCGCAAGCTCGCTCGATCCGGCGGTGATCCCTTGGGAGAACGGCGGCAGGCGAAGGCGGTGATGACCTTCGAGGAAGCCGCCCGCGAGGTTCACCGGATCAACCTGCCGACATGGAAGAACCCCAAGCACGGCGACCAGTTCATCAACACGCTGGCGACCTATGCTTTCCCGACCATGGGCAAGGTCAAGGCCCCCGATGTGACGACCGCCGATGTGCTGGCCGTCCTGCAACCGATCTGGCTGACCAAGGCCGAGACGGCGCGGCGGGTCAAGCAACGGATCGGCACGGTAATGAAATGGTGCATCGCCAAGGGCTGGCGCAAAGACAACCCCGTGGATGCGGTGGACCAGGGCTTGCCCAAGCAGAACAAGAAAACCGAGCATCGGAAGTCCCTGCCCTACACCGAGGTCGCCGATTGCCTCCATACTGTGGAGGGAACCAATGCCGGTCTTTCAACCAAACTGTGCTTCGAATTCCTGGTGTTGACCTGCGTGCGCTCCAACGAGGCGCGCGAGGCTCTCTGGTCCGAGATCGACATGAAGGCCAAGGTCTGGGAGATCCCGGCCGAGCGGATGAAGATGGACCGGCCACACCGCATCCCGCTGTCCAGGCGCGCGATGAAGGTGCTGGAACGGGCGCAGGGCCTTGATGCTGATCTGGTGTTCCCCGGCACGAAGAAAGGCAAGCCGCTGTCCGATGCCACCTTGCTCAAGCTGATCCGAGAGAACGGCTATGACGTGGACATTCACGGCTTCCGCACCAGCTTCCGCACCTGGGCGCAGGAAAGAACAACGTTCCCCCGCGAGGTGCCCGAGGCCGCGCTTGCGCACCTGTCCGGGGATGAAACCGAAAGGGCCTATGCCCGCAGCGACCTGTTCGAGAAGCGGCGCAAGATGATGGAAGCGTGGGCCGGCTATCTGGCCGAGAAGCGCGATAATGTCGTGAGGATTGGGTGACAGAGTTGCATGCACTCAATTTTTAGCGGCGGAAAGCATGTTGCCCAAGCGGCTAAGCCGTCGCGCAGCATATTGATCTCCGTTTGTCTCGTGTTAGTGTGAATAAGCGTAAATCCGCTTATAATCGCTGTCTCTGTTTATAGGTTGACCTGATCGCGTGGCACCGCCAAATTGTGCGCTAATGAGCGTTAATGCAGTTACTCAAGAACACACCAGCGCACCCCGGTTAGTTGCCGGGCGCTCTATCTGGGCGCTCAACCGCAATCCCCTAGCGTCAAATCGAGAAGCGCTGAGGGTGCCTGCCGCCGTTGATCCAGCCAAGCTACCACCCTTGGCCAGCGACGGCAGGCGGCATCAGAATTAGACAGTCCTGATGCCCCTATTTCTCGATAAATCGCAGCCGGCGTCAAGCGGTTCCGGCGGCAGCACGAGAAAGGGCAATAAATGCCTGTTATCATTCGGATTGATTCCGTCATTGGAGTGACGGGACTCAGCAAGTCGAGCATTTATGCGTTCGAGCGCGCGGGAACATTCCCGAAACGAATCAAACTCGGCGCACGCGCAGTCGGCTGGGATGCCGACGAAGTGGCCGAGTGGGTGAAAGCCCGCAAGGCCTCAGTGTGAGGTACGGCCATGGCAGAGAAGTATATTCGCCGCCCGGCAGTTGAAGAACTGACCGGGCTGGGCCGCACGACCATTTACAAGCTGATGAGCGCGGGCGAGTTCCCGCGTCCAATCAAAATAACCGGCAAAGCCGTCGCATGGCCTGAAAGCGCCATTTCCGATTGGCTCGCCTCTCGCCCGGAAGCGTGAGGGCTGGCCATGGTATATACACCCAACGCCCGATCGTTTCCGATGCCCGAGCGCAGCCTTGAGGAATGCCTGCGCCTCTGGGGGACGGTCATGGTTCGCGCCAAGACCCACCAGCACCGCCAATTCGCCGAGAGGATCGCGCATCAGGCGGCGCGACCTGATTGGGAGCCGGGGGTGCAGCAGTTGGCATTCATTCGCCATCTGGTCGACCTTTATGCCGGCGATGATATTGCCCTCGATCCCGAGTTGATTGACCTGCTGCAGGGCGTGGGAGGCGCTTAATGGCTCGCCCTCTCACCCGCCAGCAGAAATGGCGCCGGGCAAATCCCCGGCGCTACGCCGCCCACCTTTACGTCGAAACCCTCAAGCGCCTCGGCGTCCTCACGCCCCAGCCCTGCGAAAAGTGCGGGGCCAAAGCCGAGGCACACCATCCCGACTATGACCGCCCCGGTGATGTGCGCTGGCTCTGCCGCCAGCATCATCGGCAGGCCCATGCAGAACAAGCCCGTGCATGTGAGATAAAAGCCCACCCGCGCACCATGCCCTCGCCCCTGTTGGGGAAGGATTGTTAGGAGCGCAAATGGGCATCTATTCACAACATGTTGGACAATACGCTGACGCTGGCTTGCCGGTCTTTCCTGTGGATGCGCGCAACAAGCGGCCATCTGTGAAGGGCTGGCAGAAGGCCACCCCACGACGCGCACGAGGTTGGGCTACCAAGTCCGATCTGGCGAATGCGGACGGCATTGGCATCGTCATGGGCAAGTCCTCTGGCATCACCGAGGTTGACGTGGATGCGGTGGGCGGGGCTTGGATCACCGCCGCGCGCGAACGGTTTGGAGATACCTCGATCATCATCCGCACGGCCAGCGGCAAGGCGAAGCTCTGGTATCGGCACAATGGCGAAGGGCGTCACATTCGCCCCTTCCACGGCCTGCCAATCGACGTTCTAGGCGGTGGGTTCACTATTGCCCCGCCGTCTTGGCGCGATGATCTGGGAGCTTCCTATTCGTTCGTGTCTGGCAGTCTGGATGATCTGAGCAAGCTGCGGCCCATCAGATCGGATGCGATGCCCGGCACCTTCACACGGGCGCCAGAAGCCGTGCAGCGCGGTGAACGCAATGACAGCCTGTGGCGCTACTGCATGGCACAGGCCCGCCATTGTGACGATGTGGAAGCCCTGATCGACGTGGCCGTGACCTGGGCCAGCGCGTTCCCCGATCCTCTTGGCGCTGTCGAGGTGGAACGCTGCGCCCGCTCAGCTTGGCAATACGAAAGCGAGGGCCGGAACTATCTCGGCCTGCGCAAGCCTCAACTCAACACACAGGACAAGATCATGGATGACTTGATCGACCAGCCCGAGGCCTATGCGCTCTACCTGATGTTCCAGAGGTGGCACAGCCATCGCCCTTTTTTCGCCATTGCCCCGCGAGCCATGAGCGAGGCAGGCAGTCCGCCATGGCCCCGGCGTAAGATTGCGCTCGCACGGGATGTGTTGCTGGATCGTGGTTATCTGATCGAGGTGGTGCCACCCCGCAGAGGGGTGAGCGCAGGCCATTACCGCTTCTCAGGGGAAATGCCCGGATCTGGGCATAATCATAATACATTTCCTTCTTCTGCTTTGGTGGAGGTAGCGGGCCATGCGTGAGTGCGACGTGAAGGTCGTTCAGGCTGACGGCAACGGCATGACGGGTCAGGTCGAGATCACATTCATCGACGGCAACTTTCGCGTGGCAGTATTCGCACGGTCAGGTCGTGGTGATGAGATGGTCAGGCCGATGGTCTGGCAGGGTGACAGCTACGACGACGCCATCATGGCCAGTGAGCGGTATGCGCGGGTCACGGGGCTGCCGGTGGCCGACCTCGTGGTGCGGGGGCTGGTGTGACGGAAATGCAACAGCCCAGCAGCAGCATCGCGGGCCTGCATCCTCTGCGCCTCTGCACGGCGTCCTGGCCTATGGCGCGGCGCTGAATGAGGGGCGGGCGCTGTTCGCCGAGGACCGCGCTTTCGGAAAATGGATTGCGGAAAGCCTCTCCGACAACTTGTCGGTCAGCCCTAACGACCATGAACGCGCCGCCGCCATGTGGGCCGCCGCCAACGCCGACCAGCTGGCCGTGCGCCCTTCGTTCGGGTTGGCACGGGTCGCGTTCCAACCCGCAGCGGCGTCCGAGGCACCGGGGGGGGGTGGTCTGGAACTTTGCCCCTTGGCTGGGGACCGGCGCGGGGACTGTCCTGCAAGATATGACCGAATTGGAGTTTTGAGATGAACGTCAATCCTGATCATCCGCCGCTGGATCGCTGGCGCGCCGACGAGCTTCTGGAACCCGACCGCGACCTGTGGGGGCTGCCGGCCATTGCCAAGGCGGCAGGCGTCAGCATTGACACTGTCCGACGCTGGCACCTGCACACGGATGCGCCGATCAGCAAGCCGGGCGGGCGGTATTTCTCGACGCGCAACGCCCTGCGCGGCTGGCTTCTTGCAAGGTAAACCTATGTTTTGCAAGGTTTTGCTATCTGATATGAAGGCGCGGGGGCGGGTATTCTGGCCCCATGCGCATCTGGCCCTTCTCACGCAAGACCGTATCGGTCGAGGAAAAATCGCTCGCATCGCCTGATGCCGAGATGATGGCCCTGTTCGGGCTGGTCAACACCACCTCCGGCGGCATTGTCATCAGCCTTGCGGACGCCCTTCGGGTGCCTGCCGTGGCGAACGCGATCCAGTTGATTTCCGAAGCCGTCGCCTCGCTCGACGTGACCGTGAAGCGGATCGAGGGCGACAGCGAGATTGACGTTCCCGACCATCCGGTGCTGACGCTGCTGCGCGACGAGGCGAACAGCTTCACCACCGGCTTTGAACTGATCCGGCAGATCGTGCGCGATGCCCTGATGGACGACAGGGGCGGCATGGCCTGGGTGAACCGGGTGAACGGCGAGCCGCGCGAGATTATCCGCTACCGCCGTTCGGTGCTGCAATACGATATCGACCTCGATACCGGGGAGCGGTTCTACAAGATCCGCAACAAGCCCGTCGCGGCCGGCGATGTGATTCACCTTCTGCCGCCGCATGAGCGTTCTCCGCTGTCCATGGCCTGGAATGCCATCGGGGTCGCGGTGGCGCTTGACCGTCACGCCGGCAATCTGTTCGCCCGTGGCGCCCGTCCCTCGGGGGCGTTGATTATCCAGAGAGGCATGGGCGAGGACGCGATCAAGGCGGTTCGGGCGTCGTGGCGCGAGGCGCATGAGGGCGAGGACCAGGGCCGCACCGCGTTCCTCTATGACGGCATGACGTTCGAGCCGTTCACCTTCAACAGCACGGATGCGCAGTTCCTCGAAAACCGCAAGTTCCAGATCCAGGAGATTGGGCGGGCCTTCAATATCCCGGCCCCGATGCTGGGCGATCTGGAACGCGCGACGTGGAGCAACAGCGAACAGAAGGGCCGCGAGTTCCTGAGCTACACGCTCGAACCCTGGCTGCGCGGTCTGGAAGGCGCGTTGCGCCGGGCGCTGTTCACCGACGAGGAACGGCGCAACCACGTCATCCGCTTTGATCGCGACGACCTCACGAGGGCCGATCTGTCCACGCGGGCGACCGTCATCAACAGCTTGATCGCCAGCCGCACCATCAACCCGAACGAGGGTCGGCACTGGATCGGCCTGCCGCCGCGCGAGGGCGGGGACGAGTTTGCGAACCCGAACATTTCCGAAGCGAAACCTGACCAGCAGGCAGGTTCGCCCGACGATGAGGACGAACATGCAACTGAATGACATTCTGGCCGATGCGCAGGATCAGGACCGGGGCCGCGACTTCGACCTGCTGGACCCTGTGACCGGCGAGCCGGTGGGCATCACCCTTCGCATCGCCGGCCCGGACAGCGCCACGCAGGCGCGTGCCCGGCTGCAAATGGTCGATGATCTGGCCGAGATGGCGGATGCCGATGGCCGGGTTTCGGCAGCGGATCGCGAAAAGGCCCGCATCAACACCTTGGCCCGCTGCGTGCTGGGCTGGGACGTGAAAGAGGACGGCGAGCCGGTTCCGTTCTCTCAAGCCAATGTCGTGCGCTTCCTCAAGGCGGCGCTCTGGGTGCAGCAACAGGTCGATGGCTTTGCCTCCGACCGCGCGGCTTTCCGGGGGCGCTGATGGATCGGATCGAGTTCAAGGCGCAGATCGCCGTTGACGATGCCGGCGCCGTCACTGGCCTTGCGTGGCCCTTCGGCACGCCTGACCGCGTGGGCGACGTCATCGAGCCGGGCGCCTTCGCCAAGGCCCTGCCGCCGCTGCCCATGCTGGCCGGCCATGACCAGACCCAGCCGGTTGGCGTCTGGGACGAGGTTTCCGAAACCCCCGAGGGGCTGGCCGTCAAGGGCCGGCTCCTGGTGAACGATGTGCAGCGCGCGGCCGAGGTTCGCTCGCTGATCAAGGCGGGTGCGCTTCGCGGCCTGTCGATTGGCTTTGCCTCGCGCAAGGCCCTGCCGCGCAGGGGCGGCGGTCGCACGATCAGCGACCTTGAACTTCTCGAAATCAGCGTGGTGGCGGTGCCTGCCCACCCCGGCGCGCGGATCACGTCAGCAAAGGACGCGAACATGACGGACAAGACCGAAGATAAGGGCGATGGCGGTATCGCGGCGCTGGAAGCCAAGATGACCGACCTTGAGAAAAAGGCCGACACTGCGCCCATCATCGCGCGGCTCGACAAGCTGGAAGCCAAGATGAACCGGCCCCAGACCGAGGACAAGGCCGAGGAACCCGACGAGCGCAAGGCCGCGTTCATCGAATACCTGCGCACCGGCAACCGTGAGGCCAAGGCGCTGACCACGGCCAGCGACACGGCAAACCACGTCCTCGCGCCCGAGGAAGTGGAAAGCGAGTTCATCCGCAACCTGGTCGAGTTCTCGCCCATCCGGCAGATTGCCGATGTGCGCTCGACCACGGCGGCGAAGCTGATCCTGCCGCACCGCACCAGCGTGACGAACGCGGTGTGGGTGGGCGAAACCACCACCCGCACCGGCAGCGAACCGTCCTTCGATCAGGCCGAAATCGACATCAAGGAAATCGCCACCTTCGTGGACATGTCGCTGCAACTGGCCGAGGACAGCGCCAACGTGCTTTCCGAGGTCAATCTGGCACTGGCCGAAGACTTCGGCCAGAAGGAAAGCCTTGCCTTCGTCAACGGCAGCGCAGCGCTGGAACCTTCGGGCTTCATGGCAAATGCCGATATCGCCGCCACCGACAACGGCAGCATCTCGGCTATCGACCCCGATGCGCTGATCGCCCTGATGTATGCCCTGCCGGCGACTTATCGCAGCGCCGGCACCTGGGTGATGAACGGCAACACGCTGGCGGCGGTGCGCACGCTGAAAGACGGCGATGGCCGCTATCTGTGGCAGCCGAGCTATCAGGCCGGCCAGCCGGAAACCATCCTCGGCCGCCCGGTGGTGGAAGCCGTGGACATGCCCGACATTGCCGAGGATGCCGAACCCATCATCTTCGGCGACTTCAAGCGCGGCTATCGGATCTATGACCGCCTGTCGCTGTCGATCCTGGCCGACCCTTACACCGTGCGGGTCAACGGCCTGATGCGCTATCACGCCCGCCGCCGCGTCGGCGCTGACGTGATCCGCCCGACCGCCTTCCGCAAGCTGGCGATGGTGGCCTGATGCCGGTGCGCGCGCCCCGCATCTGTTCATGCGGCAAGGTGGTGCCGGCTGGTTCCACCTGCCCGTGTCAGGCGCGGCGCGCGGCCGAGCGCAAGGCCCGGTTCGACAAGAGCCGGCCGAACAGCACGCAGCGCGGTTACACCCGCGAATGGGAGAAGGCCCGCAAGGCTTTCCTCGCCCGGCATCCCGCATGCGCCCGCTGCGGCGCCCCGGCAAATGTCGTGGACCACAAGACCCCGCATCGCGGCGACCAGCGCCTGTTCTGGGACAAGGCCAACTGGCAGTCGCTCTGCACCCCCTGTCATTCCGGCGCCAAGCAGCGAGCCGAACGCCGGCATTCTGGAAAGGCAAAGCCATGACCATTTACGCGACGAACGGCGCCAGGATCTTCATCGGCGCGGCGCTTGCCGCCAAATCCACCGACTTCGTTCTGGGCGACTTCCCGACCACCGGATGGGAGGAAATCGGCGAGACGGAGGGCCTCGGCACCGTGGGCGATACCTCGGCCGAAATCACCTTCGACGGCATCGCTGCGCAGCGCACCCGCCGCCTCAAGGGCACCCGCAACGCCGGCTCCATGGAAATCGTCTGCGGCATCGACCCCGAGGACGCGGGGCAACTTGCGGCCATCGCGGCGGAAAAGACCCCGCACGATTATGCCTTCAAGATGGTGCTGAACGATGCCCCCGCTGGCGGCACCCCCTCCGAGCGTTACTTCGTCGCCAAGGTCGCATCTGCTGCGGAACAGTATGACACGGCCAACTCGGTGATGAAGCTGAACATCACCCTTTGGGTGAACAGCAATGTCGTCAGGGTGGATGCCGCAGGGGCCTGAGCCGTGCTGTATCCCGTCAATGGCGCCCGGATCTACATCGCCGACGCCCCTGCCGATGGCTGGGGCGAGGCTCTGCCCGTGTCGGGATGGGAGGAAATCGGCGAGGCGGAAGCCCTCGGAATGGTCGGCATCGAGTGGGAAGTGTCCGAGGCAGAGGTGGCGGATTGCGACACCGGAACCGCACAGATTCAGACGGCAAAATTTGCGCAGCGCCCGTCCCCCATGCAGATCGTCCTGGGCAATGATCCCGAGGACGCGGGACAGGTGATCCTGTGGAGGGCGGCCGCTTCGACGGCGCACTATCCGTTTCAGTTGATCACCCCGGACGGAAGCGTTCGCGCCTGGTGGGCGCTGGTGACAAGCCTGCTGGAAGTTTTCGACACAGCCAACAGCGTCCTGAAGCTCCAGGCCGATCTTCTGCCCACCGGCCCCATATCCCGCGAGAGGTTCTGACATGGCAATCGTCACGCTTGAGGACATGAAGAACCATCTGGGCCTGACAGTGGATCAGGATGACGATGACGCGCTGATCACGGCCAAGATCGACGCAGCGCAGAACCACGTCGAAAGGCTGCTGGGCTTTGCCATCGAGGCCCGTTTCGGCGGCGAGGATCAAGGCCCGATCCCGCCCGCGATCAGGGAAGCGGTGATGCAGCTTGCCGCCTGGTGGTTCGAGAACCGCGAGGCCGCCACCGACATGGGCCGCGTGCTGCCCTTCGGCGTGCAGGAAATCGTCAACGAATATCGGACCTGGACCTTCTGATGGCGGATGATGGCGGTCTTGCGAAGTTTCAGCGGCGGTTGCAGGCGATGAGGCTGGCCGCCAGCGGTTCCGTGGCGCCGGCTCTCCTGCAGGGCGCGAACGAGATTGCAGCATTGCAGCGGGCGGCGGCGCAGTCCTCGCGAAAGACCGGGGCGCTGATCGACAGCATCAAGGTCACGGGACCGGGTCAGGCCACGCCTTCGCACAGCCAGCCGGGCGGCCAGATGGTGGTTCCCGAGAATATGGCAGTGGTGACGGCCGGCAATTCCGAGGTGCGATATGCCCACCTGGTCGAATATGGCACCCGCCCCCGGATGCAGGGCCAGGGGACGCAGGCCGATGTTCATCCCGGCACCGCAGCGCAACCATTCTTCTGGCCGGGCTTCCGGCTTGGTCGCGGCAAGGCGCTGAAACGCATCAAGCGCGCCATCGGCAAGGCCGTGAAGGAGGCCAAATGATCGACCTTGAAGTGCAGAAGGCCATCCGCGCCCGCCTCACCACCTGGGCTGTGGGCGTGCCGGCAGCGCAGATCCTCGATACCAACCAGCGGCCCGCCAAGCTGCCCGCGATCATCCTGGGCGACAGTCAGGCCGTCGACGAGGGCACCAGCCTGCGCCGCGCCCATACCCGCGTCTATCACACGCTGCACGTCTGGACCCGCGAGGCGTCCCTGGAGGGTTGCAAGCAGATCTGCGGGGAAGTCCGCCGGGCGATCCATTCGGGGCGGCTGGTGCTGGTTTCGCCCCTGCACTGCGCTGATGCGCTGGTTTCCTCGATGCGCTTCCTGCGCGACCCGGACGGCGAGCATTCGCACGGCGTGGTCGTGGTCGAAGTGCTGGTGTCGGAGGCGGCGGCATGAAGTCGGGCAAGCTGGTCGAAACAATCCAGATCGAACGGTTCACCTCGACCGTGAACGACGCCGGCACGCCGATCCAGACATGGGCGCCCATCGGCACCCTGCGGGCCGAGCGGGTGGACCAGACCACCGAGGAATTCATTCGCGGCTTCGGTGCCAGCGATGAGGAACTGGTGATTTTCCGCGCCCGGTTCTTCGACGGCATCACCAATGCCGACCGGGTGATCTGGAACGGGGATGCCTTCAACATCAAGCAGGTGACGCCCATCGGCCGGCGCAAGGGCGTGGAACTGCGCTGCGTGAGGGTGACGCCGTGAGGGGAACCAAGCCGCAACTGCGCGCCGATAACATCGGAATTTCCGACAATATCGCTGCCCCTGATTGGCTGGCCGAGGAAGCGCGCAAGGAATGGGACCGGGTGATGCCGATCCTGACCGAACGGCGCATCCTCACCGACGCCGACCTGGGCGGGCTGGAAAACTACTGCATCTGCATCGGGCGCATCCGGGACACCGAGGCGCTGATACAGGCCGAGGCGGACGCGGAAATGATGCTCAAGCTGATCCGGGTGCAGGACAAGGCTATGGCATCGGCCCGCCAGCTGGCCGCCGAACTGGGTCTGACGCCGGTTTCCCGCTCGCGCCCAGCCATCCGCGAGGACGAGGACAGCGACGACAGCCCGAACCCGCTGGGGATGGGGTGAAGGTATGGTGACGATCACCATACCTTTGGCAGGCGCTGGGTATAATGCACCCACCCCCTCGACCTTCCCGTCGTGGATCTATGACGGCTCGGATATCCCCGATCCCTTCGGCCATGGCGAGCGGGCGGTGCAGTTCCTGCGCGCGCTCAGGCATCCGAAATCCATCCTGCCGAAGCGGGCCTTCCAGCTTGACCCGTGGCAGGAACGCATCGTGCGCCGCATCTATGGCCCCCGGCATGAGGATGGAACCCGCATCGTCAACACCGTGGCGCTGCTGCTGCCGCGTGGCAACCGCAAGACGAGCCTCTCGGCGGCGCTGGCGCTGCTGCATACCATCGGCCCCGAACGGCGGCCGGGCGGGGAGGCCATCTTTGCCGCTGCTGATCGCAAGCAGGCCGGCATCGGCTTTCGCGAGGCGGCGGGCATCATCCGCGAGGACAAGCGGCTGGTCTCGGCGGTGAACATTTACGACGCGCACAATGCCCCGAAGAAGCTGCTGTTTCGCAAGGAAGCCTCATATCTGGAAGTCATCTCCGGGGATGGCGGGCCGCAGCACGGCCGCACCCCGGCCTTCGTGCTGGCCGACGAGATCCACATCTGGAAGGGCCGCGACCTCTGGGAAGCCCTGACCACCGGCCTTGAGAAGATAGACGACAGCCTTCTGGTGGTGGCCTCCACCGCGGGGCGCGGGCAGGACAACCTTGCGTGGGAGTTCTTCGAGGATGCCCGCAACGTCGCGCGCGGCAAGGTGGACGATCCCTCTATCCTGCCCATCCTGTTCGAGGCCGACCGCCGCGACGATTGGGAGGATGAGGCCCTGTGGCACCGGGTGAACCCCGGCTTGCAGCATGGTTATCCCAGCCTTGCCGGTTTCCGCCGCCACGCCAAACGGTCGCAGCGCAGCATCGGGGACCGCCAGTCGTTCAAGCAACTCAAGCTGAACATCTGGCTCGATGCCTCGACCGACCCGTTTGTGGACATGGATATCTATGACGCCGGGGCGCGCGAATTCGACATTGAGGATCTGCGCGAAGAACCCTGCTGGCTGGCGGTGGACCTGTCATCGACCACCGACCTTTCCGTCATCGTCGCGTGCTGGCGGCTGGCCGAAGGCTATGTCGTCAAGCCGTGGTTCTTCTGCCCGCAGGAAACCATCGACAGCACCGACGACAGCCCGTTGGACGGCGAGGACGGCATTGCCAGCCGCGAGGACCGTTCCGGCGCGCCCTATCGCGCATGGCAGGAGGAAGGGCTGATCACCGCCACCATGGGCAACGTGATCGACTATACCGAAATCGAGACCAAAATTATCGACCTGTGCGCCGAACTGAACGTGCAGGAAATCGCCTTCGATCCGCACATGGCGCGGCAAGTGCAGCCGAAGATCCTTGAGGCTGGCTTGCCCGCCGTGGACTTCAGGCAGGTGCCCTCGCTGATGATGCCTGCCGTTCTGGAACTGGAACGCGCCTTGCTGGGCGGCGAGTTCTTCCATGGTGGCCATCCGGTCCTGCGGCATTGCTTCGCCAATGTCGTGGTGAAGCGCAACGACCACGGCCATGTCGTCAAGTTCACCAAGCCGAAACGCTGGTTGTCCATCGACGGCGCCGTGGCGTCGGCCATGGCAGTGGCCCGCGCGTCCGCCAATGAAAACGCAATGACCACCAAGGCCAGTTGGTTCACCGACGACCTCTGGGCGCCCGTATAGGAGGGGCACATGAACGCTACCGCAGGCATTGATGAAAAACTGGTCGTGGCGCTGGAGGCTCGGGTTTCCGAGTTCGACAAGCGGCTGCGCCAGGCCGAACAACGCGGCACCCGCACCTATCAGAACCTGCAACGCGGCTCGCGATCCGCAACCCGGCAGATGGAACAGGATATGGCGCGCTCGGCGGCCAGCATCCGGCAGTCCGTCGCCAGCGTGACCGGCAGTGTCGGCAGTCTGGGCAAGGCGCTGGCGGGCGGTTTCCTTGGTGGCATGGCCGTGGGCGGGATTGCCGAACTGGTCGGATCGTCGCGCCAGATCGTCAGGAGTATGGCCGAGATCGGCAACGAAGCGAAACGCGCCGGCCTGTCGGCGCAGGCGTTTCAGGAATGGAAATATGTGGCCGAGGCGAACCGAATCAGCGTGGATGCGCTGGTGGACGGCTTCAAGGAACTGTCCCTGCGCGCCGACGAGTTCATAACCACTGGCGTCGGGCCGGCCGCCGAGGCGTTCGGGAGGCTGGGTTTCCGCGCTGAGGATCTGAAACGCAAGCTGAAAGACCCCTCGGCGCTGATGCTGGAAATCATGCAGCGGCTTGAAGGCATGGACAAGGCCGCGCAGATCCGCATTGCCGACGAGATATTCGGCGGCACAGGCGGCGAGCGCTTCGTGGAAATGCTGGGACAGGGCGATGCCGCCCTGCGCGATACCATCGCCCGCGCCCATGAAACCGGGGCCGTGTTCGATGATGAACTGATCGGCAAGGCCGAGGATCTGGACCGGCGGTTCCGCGAGCTACAGACCACGGCGGGCAATTTCTTCAAACGCATGGTTGTCGGGGCTGCTGAGGCTGCGGCCGAAATGACCGATCTGCGCGCCAGGCTCGACGAGATATTCGGCAGCGAGGCTCAGGCACGGGCCGCGATGGGCGACAGCGTTTATGATGCCTATGCCGACAACCGGGATCTTGTGGACGAGAACGCCGAGGCGCTGGGGCGGCTTGAGGGCCAGTATCAACTCCTGTCCGAGGAAGCGACCAAGGCCGGCATGGCGATGCGCGATGCAATCGGCAAGCTCGATGCCTGGGGATACGGCGAGGTGGCCGACGACCTGCGCCGGCTCGTGGCCGAGCAGGATGATCTTGTCAGGGCCTGGCGCGAGGGTGAGGTCAGCGGCGAGGACTTCGCCGTGAAGCTGGACGATATCCAGACCCGTGCGCGTGATGCCTTCGATGAATTGGAGGCCGGCGACCGGGTGCAATTCAACGGCGTCATTTCGCAACTGCAACGGCTGGGCGGGGTTATCTCGGGCGTGATCACGCTGGCGGGCAGCCTCAAGAACGCCCTGGCCTCGGCGGCCGGCGTCTCCGGCGACCAGTTAGCAATGAAGGCCCTGCGCGACCGCCACGCCGCCGAAAAGGCATCCTTGGACAGCGCCAACGCCATGCGTGAGGCGAACGACAAGTTCACCGCATCCGAGCAAGCCCGCAATGCCGCGACCAGGGAACAACTCGCCCTTGAGCGGGAAGTGGCGAACGTCCGAAAGCGCGCCAAGGACATGGGCGCCACGCTGACCGAGGCCCAGATCCAGAGTTTTGCCCAGGAAGCCCTTGCCGGCGAGGCTGCGCGATCCGCTGCTGGCAAAGGTGGGCGTTCATCGAAAGGTAAAGCGGGCGGCAAGGAAAAGCAGGACGAGTTTGCGCGCGAGGTCGAAAGCATCCGCGAGCGCACCGAAGCCTTGCAGATCGAGGCGCAGGTTCTGGCCGAGGTTGCCGCGTCGAGTGCCGAATATGGCGATGCCATGGAGTTTGCCCGCAAGAAGGCCGAACTGCTGCACGCGGCCCAGCAGGCCGGCAAGCAGATCACGCCCGAACTGGGGGCAGAAGTGGACCGTCTGGCGCAGGAATATGTCACCGCCGGTCTGAACGCCGAACAGGCCGCCGAGAAGCTGGACCAGATCAAGGGGGCGACCGAGCGCGGCAAGAATGCGCTGGAAGATATGTTCGGCTCTATCATCGACGGATCGGCCTCGGCCAAGGACGCGGTAGCCTCGCTTCTGGCCGAGATTGCCAAGGCGCAGGTGATCAAGGGCATCATGGGGCTGCCCGGCATGGGTTCGCTTTCCAGCGTGATCGGCGGGGCGCTGTCCTTCGACGGCGGCGGCTATACCGGCAATGCGTCCAGATCTGGGGGCATCGACGGCAAGGGCGGTTTCCTCGCGATCATGCATCCACGCGAAACGGTGGTCGATCACACGAAAAGCACCCGCCCGGCCGGTCCCGATCAATCGGGCGGCTCAGTGGATGTCCGGGTCGCGGTGGACCAGAACGGCAACCTGCAAGCCTTCGTGGAAAAGGTGAGCGGCAAGGTGACAGCGCAGGTTGTCGCAACCAACGCGCGCCGTCAGTCCGACCAGAAGTATCTGAGGGGTGGCCGCTGATGAACCGTCTCCGCAAGCAGCTATGCGCCGCCGTCACGGCATCCCTGACCGGCCAGAAGGGCAATCCCCCGGAAACCGGCCGGGCGCTGTGGAACGCCTTCCAGGGCCTCTCTGCGACCCGGACCTATCACCCGGCCGGGCCGAATCCGATCCAGCCCTCGGAAGTCCTCGCATGGTGCCAGCTTCACCGCATGCCGATGGAGCCGCGACATGTCGAAATCCTGTTGGCGATGGATCAGGCTTACCTCGATCATGCCTATGCCGCCGCCAAGCGCCCCGAGGGCGTGAAGGCCATGGCGCCCGTGTCGAAAACCCCGCTCACGGCAGGGCTGCTGGACGCGATGTTCGGATGAGGGCGCACCCGCGCATTGCTGCAAGACGAGAACGGGAAGCCCGGCGCGGGCGGCTGGGCAAGGGCAGGTTCGACCTGCTGGTGAAGGAACTGGTGGCGGTGATCCGGCTGGCCTTTGCGGCCGGGGCGACGGCCACGCTGTTCGGGCTGGAAGGCCCCTTGCGCGCCGGTATCAGGGCCGACCTCTGCCGGCAAGGCTGGCGCTGGCAGGATGCCGACGATATGGCCCGCGAGATGCTGGACGAGGCGTTCCGGGCGGTGCGCGCCACACGTCCGGGCTGGGATGAAGGACAACCGGAATGGACCATTCACGCAGGAACCCTGATCGAGCGGACCCGCTGCGCTCGCTGTCACGCGCCATTGCCCGAGGGGCATCACAAGTTCTGCAGCAACGTCTGCGCGGCGTCCTACAACCAGCGATTTACGAGGCTCAAGCAGGCACAGGGCGAGAAGGCCGTGATGCTCGCGACCCGCTGGATCTGACCCATCGTTGCGAATACTGCGGCAAACCTCTGCCTGACGGAACCCGCGCCAACGTCAAGTTTTGTTCGCCGCAATGCAAGTCCGACGACCGCACCGACATGGAGCGTCTGGCTCGTGGACTGCCCCGGAAGCCCCCGCGCGGCATGGTCCGCAAATGCGCTGGCTGCGGTGGTGATATTCCAGCCGGCCTGAGGGCGCATGCGAAGTATTGCAGCAATGCCTGCGCCTGCGCCGACAACAGGGTCCGCAGGATGGCCAAGGCCAAGCCGCGCCCCTGCGCCTCTTGCGGAAGCCTGTTCCATCCCGACAAGCCAAGCCGCCGCTTCTGCTGTCATCAGTGTTCAGTGGACGCAACCAAGCGGCACCAGGCCATCCCTTGCGGTCAGTGCGGCACGATGTTCCATCCCAGAACCTACACGGCCCGCTTCTGCTCACTGTCCTGCGTAGCGAAACACAGGCACGCAACCGGGGCGCTGCGGCATTTCCCCCGCAAGCTGACGGCAGCGCGGCTGGACCAGCTTCTGGCGCCACACCGTCCCCGACGTCGCTATGTCCAGCGCCTCACCCCCGACCGCCTCGACCGCCTGCTGGCGAAGGTGTCACGGTCAGCGTGATACCTGCCGACTGGCGACGTTTCGCGTCGGATGTCGCGGTTTATAAGGCTAGCCGGATAAAGCGTCTATGTGTCGCTCAGCAGCCAGCACACCGGAGAACTCTTGATCCCCGACCCTGTATCGGTTTCCAGAGCGGATGATGCGATGGCCCTTGTAGACGGATATCAACTCATCCTCCGCGCCGGGTTTCGAGTTGGCTGGTGAGGCAGATGTGGCGTTCACCGGATGAACGGTTGGTGAAGGAATGGGCCGTCGCGCAATCTCGCTCAGCAACCCGATGACGGCACCAAGGCCCAAGCAGATCGAACCGGAGCCGAACAGAACGGCGAAGTAGACTTCATGTATTCCTCCTTTGGCTGCTGACAGCACCAGGAGACTGAACAGGATCATCCCGACGCCAAGCAAATACATGATCCAATTCATCATCATCCCTCTCGGTTTCTCAACCTATGAGAGCAACCGCGAACAAAAGGTCAAGATCCCCCGGAGGGGAGGGCTTGATTTCATCTGGGTTTGTGCTGTAGCGTGTCAGCGGGCTTGGAAACCCTGACTAGCGATAGCCGCATCATCTTTGGCGAGATGCCTTCCTTTGGCGAGGAAGGGCGGCGAACAATGTGGATGCCTTGGCGGGCGATCCCAACTCGGTCTTTATAGGCCGGGGGCGGATGTTCTGTCCAGAGGGAAACCTTAAAAGCATTCGGCCTGTCTCGCTGGCAGGTTTCCAACCCCCGGCCGCCCGACCGTTTCGGGTGCGGGCCTTGGAAAGCCCAAACCAGCGAGAACTGAAATGACCTTCTTTCGCACCATGACGATCCCCGCCGCAGAGCGGGCCTTGATCGCTGACAAACTGCGCCTGGCGCTTGACGAAATCGAGTCAGGCGCGGGCGACTATCAGTCCGTCCGCAACGCCGTTGCCTTCCAGCGCGAGGCGCTTCTGATCGGCCATCGCCGCCTTGACCGTATGGAGGGCGTGGCATGACGCGGAGCGAAAAAGACCGCATCGCCCAGGCAATCGCCCGGATCGAGGGTTACATTGCCATTGTGGCGGCACAGGGCGTCCCTCTGCCTATCCTCGGCCTGGAACTCGCTGCAAGCGACCTTCGCCAGATCGGGGGTGCGGCATGACCTATGCGGAACAGGTGAAAGCCGAGGTCGCGGCGCGCTACGGCGTCCCGGTTCTTTGTGACGTGCATATCATCCCGCGCGGGCTTTCCAGCTTCGATCCTATGGCATCGAAGAACCTCAAGGCGATCCGTGATGCTCAGATTGCCGCCATTCGCCGCAGCCAACGGCTACGGGTGGCGGAGCGGCAGGAGGAAAAGCGGCAGAAGGCGAAGCAGCCCCGCCCGCCTCGGGTGAACCAGAAGCTGCTGGCCGATATGATCAAGTGCGAGGTTGCCCTGCGTGGGGATATGGATGCGCTGTCTCGCGCGGTCCTGTCCCTGCGCTGCGAGGGCAAGACCCATCGGCAGATCGCTGCGGAAACTGGTCGGGCCGTGAGCCAAGTGCATGGCATCCTCAAGCGCGCGCTTGAGCCGGTCGAAGCCTGA